GCGCTTGGCGCTTTTGACGTTCTCCGCCGCCCCGGCGATGATCTCCGCCTCCGGCTCCCGCCGGGCCAGGCGGTGGACCCGCTTGGCGAAGAAGCTCTCGGGGTAGTCGTAGGCCTCGCCCTCCACATCCTGGGGCATGGCCACGCACACCGCGCCGGTGTTGGCCGGATCGGTCAGCACCCGCATGGCGCTGAGCATGGCGCTCATAAGCTGCTCGGGACGGACCACCCGGTCCCAGTACCGGCACACGGGCCGGAAGGCGTCGTTGGTGGACAGGCTCAGATCGTGGGTCTGCTCCACCTGCTGGAGCACCGGGTCGGGCTGGCGGCAGGCGTACACGTCGCCGGGCAGGATCAGCACGGGAATGTTGTTGGTGGTGGCGGTGGCGGCGGTAGCTTGCGCCGTGGTTGCGATCGTACTAGCATTATTGGCGGTGGTCTGAGCAGCCGCAGTTGCCGTCTTGAGTTCGGCGATAGCGTTGGCTACGCTAACAGTGTTGCCCTCGCCATCGGTCAAGTTAGTGCTTTGTTGTAGGCTAGTAATCGCTTCCGCCTGTGAGCTAAGCGTAGTCGCAGTAGTCGCAGCCGAATTTTCCAACGTGGTAATCTTGCCTGCCTGCGTGGTCTTGGCAGTTTCTAGGGCTTCTAGGCGGTTCTCGTGGGCAGTATCTTTAGTTTCTAGAGCAGTAAGGCGAGTATTGACTGGGGTTAAATCAACGCTTCCACTACTATCGCCCTCGCTTCCGCCACCGCCACCAAGTTCACCGTTGGCAATTTTGGTTTCGATGTCACCAACACGACTTGCCACGCCCTGTACGGCAGTATTAACGCTCGCAACGGCGCTAGTACGAGCGCTGGCTTCGGTTTCTAGGTCGTCCTCTAGCTTTTGGATGACCGTAGCTTGGGCAGTATATTTGCCGTTTAGCTCGCTGTAATAATTGCCAGCCGCAGTCGCAGCGTTATCGGCGGTCGTCTTAGCGTTAGAGGCGAGGGTTTGCGCAGACGTAACAGAATTACTGGCAGTTTGAGCTGCGGTCTGAGCGGCACTAGCTGTAGTGGTCGCATTGTCCGCCGTAGTTTTAGCACTATCAGCGGTGGTTTTAGCGCCGTTCGCAGTAGTCTTAGCCTCGGCAATTTCCGTGCCAAGTTCAGTCTTAACGGCGCCTACGTACGAAGCAACCGCACCATTAGTCGGCACTTTTTCGGCTCCAGCTTCGTTAGTGTTCACCTCGTCCGTGTGAGTTTGCTTGGCGAGTTGCTTTTTAAGCTGTCCCCAGCTAAGCAAGCGGTTCTCATTATTGGCAATAATCGGCAAGCCGTCGTTCTCGCCGAGGTCCTGTTTGTCGCCACTTGGCAATTCGCTAAACTTGATTGCTTCCATTTTCCTCCTTATATTTATGATTTGGTATTGATGTCACTAGCACTCCTCGCCGCCCTGACGCCGTCGCGCGTTCCGCGCTTTGGGCGCAAGCGGCTCGTCGCTGGCTAACCATCTGTCTAGTTTGAGTTGACACTATCATTGCTACTTTTCCTTTCAGCAGGCTACCGTCATTAAACTTTGCGTAGTCGCCCCATTACCACCCACGTTCTCGCCCGATGGTTCTTCGGGTATCTCGGTACCAGCAAGCTTGCCAAATTGCTCCACCATAAATAGCCGCCCGGTTTCGGTGGTGATGATGGTGGCGCGGGAACTTTCCAAGCAGAACTTCGGACGGTCATCAGTATAGACCGCCAGCGAACAGTTGAAAGTGATATGCTCGATTTCGCCAGTTTCGTAATTCTTACCGAGGGTGGCGCCGTCCAGCGAATAGTTGCGCCCCCGCCAGCGTATCGCCGAGTGAAGCACATCTTGGATGTTTACCACGTCAGCAAAGTCCTCGGGGAAGCAATGGATGGTCAGGTCGCTGCTGGTACGGCGTAGCTGTGAGGCGCGTTTAAGCCCCATTTTGGCTTTCACAATGGCTTTGACGGTACGCTCGCCGTTGATAGTCGTACCGACTACTGGCAGAAAGGTGATTTCTTCCAACCCTCGGCGGAAGTGCCGGAACACGCTGTGGTACGCGCTTCTATCGGGCTTAAATACAGAGGCTTTTTCCGTCATAGGCGTTACTTCCTGCCCGAATTACACTTTTCGGGACAAATAATTTCAGTAGATCGCGGTTCAGCTCGACAAACTGGCACATCGGGGTAGAGGAGTTTTCGTCATATTCCACCTTAAAATCTTCCACCGATTTTGCCACTACGCCACGGTTCATTGCGGCTTGTTGTTCATCGTTGACTACGCCAACCAAGCGCGCCAGCAACAGTTTAATAAGCACCACATCGCTTTCGTGGTCGATAGTATTGATATCGCGCTTTAGTAAAGCACCGAGGCGAGCCACCGCCACGGCGAGAAACATCGGGTAGTTAGTCTGTTCGTTCGGGGTCAGCTCGCGCCCCAGTAGTACCTCGCACTCATCGGCGGTCGGGTTGGTTGCTGGTATAGTTTCGTTCATCTTATCTCCAGTTTTGCTATAGTCACGGGCAGAGATGTCGCACCCTGCCCGTGAGTTTGTGGCGTTTTTTGGTCTAAGCCTTAGCCGCTGCGGTGGCAGTAGCGTAGCCGGCAATAGATTTCCAGCCCTGTGCGGTACCGGCGACTGGTTTCTCGTGGAGAAGCACATCGCGGTTGTAGTCGTGGTCGAACGCCGCACGGAGTATATCAGCGCCGTTAGAGTAGAGGATGTTGCCACAGTTCACGGCGATGACATCGTAGCCGCTGTCGGTCATCGTTTCTAGCTCGACTACGCTGGCTTTGAGCAATTTCTCAGTGTCAGAGCCAGGAGCGAACAAGTAGCGGCCGTCCGTGTCTTTGCTGAGCATTAAGCCGGTCATCGTACCCTCTGGCACGAAGATAGCCTTTTCTCCAGCACCCTTGAGAGAGCGCAACGACTTGACGATTTTATCGTAGATATTATCGTCAGCAACATTGGCGACCACAGTTGCCACGGCTTTAGCGTAGAGGTCGATGTCCTCAGTGCCAGTGCCTTTGGCGCGGTCGAGGTCAGCCTTAAAGCTGAAGACGCCACGCACACCGTCGAACATCCGCGTATCAGCACCGCTAGTAGGCTTCTGGGCGACAGGTTCGGTAACGAACGCTTCGAGAATACGGGTATAGAGGCGTTCTGCCAACATCTCTGCTCGCATTACGGTCAGCTCGCCAGTTTGGTCGTCAAGCAGGTCTTGTAGGTCAAGCTCCATTTTGGCGTAGGCGATTTTATGCTTCCAATCACGGCGTAGAGATTTAGGCGTGATGTAGCCTTTCTTGTCGCCCTTAGTGTGTGCGCCCGCCTTATCGCTAGTCGAGAACGCGTAGGCAGCACCGCTGTTGACCTTGACCGAGCGGAACTTTGCCAAGATACCGTCCTTGCGCTCAAAGCAGTTGAAAAATGCTTGGCTGAGGGTGGTTGGCAAAATCTCTGCGCCCTCTAAGCCCTTAACGCCCTTGTCCGCAAGATGAGCTTTCCAGCCTGCCATTACCGCTTCGGCACTTTGTCCGTAGCTGTCGTGGATGTGTTTGGTGAGGTCTGCCATCGCCTCGGGAGTATCGAGGTAGGCTTTAGCGTTGTCGGTGGTGGTGATAGCGCTCTTTTGGGTTGGAGCTTCTAGCACCTGTTTTTTAGCAATTTCTGCTTGGTTGGTTTCTTTGCCGTCCATAAGGGTTTTCTCCTTTTCTGCTTCCGCAGATTTATCGTTCTTGTTATCGTTATCTTCTCCACCCTCTGCGCCCTCGGCTGGAGCTTCCGGCTCTGCTTCGGGGTTAGGGTCTTCCTCTGCGTCCGTGTCCGGTTCACTCTGTTCGCCGATCGCGTCCGCTTTGGTCTTGGCTGCTTCCGTGCCTTTGGTTTCTACTACCCGCGCGTCGTAATTACAGCCCCGCGTTACGAGCGACACCTCTAGCATTTCGCCATCGGTATAGGTCTTGGTATCGGGGTTATAAGCGCCGCCACGCCAGCCAATGCTAAAGGCGTTGTCGAGGTGTCCCTCGGCGACCAGCTTAAACATCTCCTGCGCTTTGTCGCGAGCCGAAATGCCCACGGTAAATGTCAGCTCTTTAGCTTCGCCGTCGTAGGTTGCGCTACGCACGCTACCAAGCACGCTATCGATGTCCCAGCCGTCGTGATTTGCGAGAAACGGAATATCGAGCTTCACACCCGGGGTGCTGGCGAGTTCCGCGACGCGGACGCTGCCACCGCCCTTGAGCGGGAGCTTGAAAGTCCCGATTTCCACAATTTCTTGGGCACGGTCGGGATTGGCACTGGACGCAACAAAGGTGATTTGGTGTTCCTGCTTCTCACCCTCGGTCTTTACAACCTCGGTTTTTCCAGCAGATACCGGAATAAGCTTCTTATTCTCGTCCATAATTTGTTTCCTTAAAGTTAATGTCCTGAAAAATACGCGCACAAAAAACTGGGCTAACTAGCCTCATTGAGGTATGAAAAACCTCGCGCATTGCGTATTCCCCAAACATCAAGCCTAAAGCGTTCCTGAACAGCAGTTGGCTCGCGCCAACGCTTCGCTCTAGTTATTCTTAATGTTGAGTTGAAACAGAACAGGATGAGGTGGCTCGAACCCGCCCTGCTTGTTAAGCATTATCATTACGAACAGGAACGTGTGTCAATAGCTTTTCGCAACAAAAATACCTCGCCTAAGACGAAGTTTTATGAATACTTTGCTAGCACTCCTCCGCGCCCTCACTCGCCGCGCGTTCCGCGGAGTATTCGTGGCTTCGCCACTCTCTGCCTGCGTCGCTCAGTAAGGTTGTTCGCAGGCACTCCGCACAACCCAGCCTTATTCTGCCACTAAAGATTTGTTATTTGAGGTTTCTCGCGCACCGTCAATTATCTTTTTGAGGTCAAGCCACACCTCATACCAGTCATCGGGCTTCATTTCGTCGGCAATAGCGATAGCCTCTTGTTCAGATAAACCGTCCTCGTTAATAAGTAGTAGGCACTTATAGTCGTAGAGCAGGAACGGGTCGGCTGGCAGGTATTGTCTAATCTCTGCGGTATTATTCTCACCATAGCGGGGCGCAACGTTATTCCACTTATTTATCAGCTCAGCTTCCACTAGTAAGCGTTTAATCAAGAGTTTTATGTTAGGCTTCTTCATTTGTCTTTATTATACCATAATCATTATTTATATTCTAGTCGTTCATTGGGCGCTCCGGCTACGCCGTCGGGCTATTCGCGACATTGGTCGGGCTTGTTTTTGCTAATAAATATCGCTCACCCCTAGCACGCCCGACCAATTCTGCTACTATCCCTAGCGCAAGGCGCAGTTTTCCATATTCTGAAACTTTGAGCCTCGTGAGGGCTGGTCTAGTAGCTTCGGACTTCGGGTTTAGCCCCGCTCTGCCCGCTATCGCGGTCGCTTCGCCGATCGTCGCCTTGCGCCGTCGGCTCGCTTTAGAGGCGGGGGCGGGGCGCTCGCCTAGCCTACTCGCGCCCCTCTTGCCCCTCGTCCTCGCCACAGCCTGCGCCCCTATCTCACCCCAGCATAAATAATCGATTTCTTCTCCATATCTCTGATAGCGTAGGCGATAGCGTCGAGGGTGTGGTCGTTGCCATCCTGCGGTTCGTCAATAATCCTACCAGTAGATTTCTTCACGCGCCAGCCATAGGTTAAGTATTCGCGCTCCAAGTCTTTGTCCTCGGCGAGGTAGTGGACTTTGCGCTCTTGGACAAGGTTGATATTGTAGAGCTTGCCGTTGGTTTTACCGCTGGGGCTTTTGTCGCAGGGAATAGCGCGCAAGCCTGCTTCACGCATATCTTGGATCATCTCGGGTTTAGCATTATCGCACACGAAAAGCCCCTCTTGCTCGGCATTAATCGCTACGGCCCGCGCCACGATTTCTTTGCTGGTGAGCATACTTTGGTAGAGCTTAGTTTTGACGTAGATTTCTCTATTGTCGTCTTCGTGTATTGCCATAATGGTCGTTGGGTCGTTGTAGCCGAAGTCCACCCCATACCGTTTTAATGACATTGAAATACCTTTGTAGGTATCGTGGCGCACCCAGCCCTGATAAACATTGCCCTCGAGCGCGCCGATTTCTCCCAGTCCATAGACCCGCCACCAGTTCGAGGTACCATCGCCCTTGTGCTGGAGCAGGTCGGCTTTGATAGACGGCGGTAAGCCCTCGTTATCAAGGTAGGTTAGCTTCTCGAATTGCCAGTCGGTGCGCTTTTTCATCACTTCCGTGTGAACCCAAAACTCATTGACAGGGTTAAAGTCCAGCCACGCCATTACCTCGGTGCGGAGCATTAGCTGGTCAAAGACTTCATAGCGCACACGATACGCTTCGTTGATAAAGAGGTAGTCGCGCCCCGCCCCGAGTGCGTCGTCCGCTTCGCAAGAAAAAAACTCTACGACTGTACCTGTTAATTTATTAGTCCAAGTGTGCTTGACCTTATTCTCGACATAGAATTGGTCGTAGTGATGGCGTTTGAGGAGCTTCGTCCAGTCGCGTATCACGCCCTTTTCTAGGTTTGGGTAGGTATCGGACACTACGCTAATAATTTTGTCGCGCACGGCAAAAGACAGGTCGTTGAGGTGTATCACCATTGCCGTCGTCTTGCCGGCGCGCGCCCCGCCCTGAATTATATTTATGCGGGCGCACATCGCTTCGATTTTCTTCAGCGCTGTGGTATCCTGAAACATCTACTTCTTCTTCCGCCGAGTGCGGGGCTTAGTAATAATCTTGCGCGGCGAGAGAGGCACAGGGGCTTCGTAGTTGGTCTGATCGACCTGCTGCTTGGGCATACCGCTATCTTGGTTAGTCAGTCCGTTCAAAATACGCCAGCGTTCCTCGGCGGTAAGGGTGTTTTGTGGCTCAGCGACATCGAGGAGAATACGCGCTACACTTTTCTCATATTCGCCGGCGTTTTTGTCGTCAAGCAACGCCCAGAGTTCGTCTTTGTCCATCTTCGCGACTTGCTGGAGCTTATACCTGAGTGTGTCCTCTTTCTTCCAAGCCCCGTTATGCCGTGGGTTAGCGTCGGCTTCGCCGAACCGCGTTGCCACAGGCGGCACCGTTCCGCCATTACCAGCTTCGGGGTGCTTCGCGTCAACGACGACAGTATGCTTTTCTTGCGCCTGCTTTGTGGCGTGGACTTTGCGTTTTACAGGGGTGAGTTTCCGCGCCTGCTTATCACGTTTTATAGACATAATACGTTTTCCTTTGTAATTATGATGTCAGCTCGCGGGTTCTCTCGGTCAATACCACCAAAGCGCACACTAGCCCCATAAACACTAGTGTTGCTATCGTCCGTAATCACTTTAGCCCGCACCAAAGCGTCAAGAATAGAGGTCAGTTGATTATCGAGGTCGCGCCGATGAGCGTCCGGTTCATAAATCGTCACCGCAATACTACAAGGACAAAGATCTTCAGCGGTATAGGCACCGCTTAATTGTTCCATAAAGGACGCAATCATATCAGCCTCGTTGCGCTTGGCAGTATCATTACTGGTGATATAATTCCTACCGGTCCGGCGGTCTTTGCGAATAATCTTGCTATTCTTTTTACTAATCACTACGCCTTTGTAGTTAAGCTGTAATTGGCTAATCATTGTCGTTTTCTCCTCTAATTCTTCTTGATTTCTTCAATATCAGTTGGTAAGCTCAAACCACCCGCATAGCTCTGACACGAAATATGATATTTAAGGGCAAGCCGTCGTAAGTCCGAA